TCCTGCACATGCGGGACTAAGTCTTGTCGGGTCAAGGTTGCACGCACGGTCCTCGCTAAATATGATCCAGAGAAATATCTTTTATCCCATGCTAGCATCATAGCCGCAGTTGATGTTGAAAACGCAAAAGAGTCCAAGAGTGAATACAAAGACTATCTCATTAAACCGGAATTCTCTAAATTTGTAAATAATAATGGTGATGCCTGGACCAAGAGTCTTCTGGCTAAAACTTATAAGACTTTTATTGGAGCAAATAATTGGCTCGAACATTGTCAAATTTTGGAATTATCAAAAGGTAAAGTAGTTGACGCTGTATTACGTGAGGTTCCTATTGGTAAAGATAAAGAAGGTAAGGACGTTACAACTTATTATGTGGATATACTTGTTGCAACTGAGAGAAAACATAAGGACTTAGTAGCTAAGATTGAGAGTGGTGAGCTTGACAAAATGAGCATGGGATGCAAAATAGCATTCTCAATTTGCACCAAATGTGGCAACAAAGCCATAGACGAGACTCAGGCCTGTGAGCATGTTCGTTACGAGAAAAATAATACATTTTATGACCGTGATGGTGTTCAAAGAAAAGTGGCAGAGCTCTGTGGTCATATGTCAAGTGAAGAGAGTGTAACTTTTATAGATGCCTCCTGGGTCAAGAACCCAGCCTTTACTGGTGCTGAGGTCCGAAACGTAGTCAATCCTCCTGAGAATATCATGGCTAAGATCCGTGAGGCTGAAGCTAAAGAGGCTTATAAGATAAGCGATCTGGATTTCTTAAAAGCTGCGAAGGTGGTGGCTCAAGATGAGAAAACTTCTCCTGAGGATGCACCTACATCTACTCCTGCTGAAGACAAAGAGAAGGATACATCAAAAACTCCTGGGGATACCATTCCTGATGAAAGTACTGATACCCCGGACGAAGGGGCTCCTGCCGAAGACACAATGCCAGAGGAAACACCAGAAGACGAAGTCCAAACCTTAAAGAATCAGCTTAAACAGCAAATCCTTAAGGAACTCGGGGATCAGATCATGCAGGACTTTTCCGGGGAAAATAACAAAGGACCTCGTGAGCTCGAGACACTCGAAGAAAACCTTATTAATCCGACCGCGGCCCTGAAATCCCTGTGGACGTCCAGGAAATCATGGAATACATTTTTAAATCGTAGAGCTGGGTATCTGGACAAGAAGAGCTTCGATAAACTGAAGTTTGGAACATACATTCTGTTATCAAGTAATGATCTTGGAGCTCTATCGGACTACGGCTACGGCCGGCGCGATTTTCTCGCCGTGATGTCCTTTCTGGATAGCTGTTCAAAGAAGCCTCTGGACTTGGCCGTAAAGAAGGCCGTGGCTAAGATAAACGGTACTCATGGGAAGAATGCACAGATTATAGTAACAGCATTACAGAAGGTGTCTGGGAAGAAATTGACGGCTAAGGAAATTCGCAGGGCTCTGGCTTGGCTCGGAGCTATGGACTCGTATCTGGATATTTGAACATAAATACTGGAAATTAAAGCTCTTGTAATAATCTTTTAATATAGGCCTAATCTGCAAAGAATTTTAGGGTCACCCAATGTAAGGGTGCCAGTTAGGCGAAAAATTTCAATAGGAGGTTTTATTATGCGCCAGAGACTAAGCTGGAACCTGGATAAGGTGGCCGAGCAGATGAAAAAAGCGGACCCTTATACCATGAACCAGGAACATGCCAACAACCCAGTCGAGAAATATCACACGGGTGACCCAGATGCATGGGCCGAAACCCCTGATACCAAATCTCCATGGAAGGGTGAAGGTCGCGACGAGACAAATCATCCTGCTCCTGCTGAAGGTAAAGCTGCACCGGCTGAAAAAGCTGCTCCAGCTCCTGCTGAAAAAGCTCCTGAAGCAAAAGAAGTACCTCCAGAACAGCAGGCTGTCATGGCTGCGCGTAAACTTGAGGACAAAGCCCTGAAATGCATTACGATTGCACAACGGATGCTTCCGGGTGCGGTTGATGCTTCGATCGAGGAACAGGCCACAGACCTTATGTACCTGCCCGAACGTTGCATTATGGCTACTCTACAACGTCAAGCAGAACTTGCTGAGACTCTTTCTGGTTGCAAGGACGATGATGACGATGATGCTACTGCTTCCAAGAAAAAGGAAGAAGAGGAAGAAGTCGAAGCTAAGAAAAAGGATGAGGAAGAAGAAGTCGAAGCCAAGAAAAAAGACGACGACGATGACGATGCTACTGCTTCCAAGAAAAAAGAAGAAGAGGAAGAAGTCGAAGCCAAGAAAAAAGATGACGACGACGATGAAGCCACTGCTTCCAAGAAAAAAGAAGAAGAAGAAGTAGAAGCCAAGAAAAAAGATGAAACAACTCCTCCTCCGGAAAAGAAAGCCAAAAAAGAAGAGAAGAAAGAGGAAGAAGTAGAAGCTAAGAAAAAAGAAGATGAAGAGGAAGTCGAAGCCAAGAAAAAGGATGAGGAAGAAGATGTTGAGGCTTCCGTGGATTTTCTCGACCAGTTCTTCGCAAAAGAAGAAGTTAAAACCGGCGCCAAGAAGCTTTCTGGTATCGTGAAACAAGCTTCGATGGATTCAAACGATCTGAGCAACCTCTGGGATGCTCCGCCGGACGTTTCGAAAAATTTTAAATAACAGATAAAACGCCCCCATGAAAGTGGGGGTTTCCTAACACCCGCACTTCGAGTGTGGTGTGTAACTTAAAACAATGTAGAGGAGGTGAATGAATATGTCAGGTACACCTTATGACTCCAACCTTCCTGTGCCTAATGGCCACATGGAAGTGCTGTATCGTCAGACCTATAATACTATAGGTCAAGCAACTGCTACGGATTTTACCCAGAACAACCTTACCAATGCTGTTCGAGGAAGTACGACGCTGAATACCCGTCTGGGTTCGACGCTTGGACTTCTGGCCGGTAGCGTAGCGGCTGTCGATGCTACTGGAGATAATTTGATTGGTCCGTGTGCCGGTGATAGCACAACGGTTTATGATAAAGCCGTTGGTATTGTTATTAACGACGCTGTCGGAAATCCTTTCGAATCAAGCTCTGGTGTTGCATCGGAAAGAATTGTGTACTGTCATGGCTCAGGTACGGTTTTCAAAACCGACATATACGAAACATACGTATATGGTGGAAGCTCTGCGATTACGTACACAGCTGGTGACAAGCTGTATGCTTCGAAGAACGGTCTGTTGACTAATTCTTCCGGTATGCAGAATACACCGGCGTCGACGACTAATGCTGCAAGTCTTGCAATGATGACAGTTGTGGGGATCTGTTTGAAAGCCCCGAGTGGAAGCAGCGATCCATACATGATGGTCCAACTAAAAATCTAAAGGAGGTGAGTTTCTCATGGCTGAAGCAATCAGTAATGAACTAAAACAGCAGATTATTTCTGACTACATTAAGACGGCCGGCGGTCGCGCTAAGCTAGCTGCGTCAATGACGCAACCTTTGCGCCTCAGGAGAGACTACACCTCGGTAGGTCGTAAGACCTTCTTGGTGGAGCAGCTTCCTGATGGAGCACTGCCGATTTACGATAAGGACGCAAATGTGACGGCGTATGTTATTGGTGAAGAAGGCCAGAACATTCTGGCTATTCAGAAACCTCGCCGTGTTACATTCCCGTTGTTCGAAATTGCGTCAAACCCTGAAATCCCGTTAACACAGGTCAAAGAACGTCGGTTCGATTTGATCGAACGTGCTCAAGACCTTGCTAAAGCGGAAATCCAGGCTGAGGAAGACGGTCGCGTCTTCGAAGTTCTGGACACCGTCGCGGCAAATGGTTTTGATAACATCGGTGCCTCGAACGCTGATATTCCTGCGACAGCACCGCTTACGCCGAGTGATCTGGCGGATGCGTTTGCCAGTGTTGAATATTGGGACTTGCGTGTTGCGAGAGTCTTCGCGAATGCGAAAGACTATAGCGACATCCGTAAGTGGGGTCGGGACGTTCTCGATATCGAGAGCCAGGCCACTTTATTGAAGACAGGTCTTATGGGAACCGTATGGGGTGCCCAGATCATCGTTTCTCGTAAGGTGCCGGTTGGTTACATCTACGTTTGTGCTGAACCTGAGTTCTTCGGACGTATTCCTGTTCGTACAGAACTTACAGTTCTTAGTGCAGATGATCCCCGCAACAGAACAATTGGCTTTAGTTGTTTTGAAAATATCGGGATCGGATGCCATAACCCGCTTGGTCTTGTTCGGGTCGTTCTCTCTCGGTAAATTCTACTCTACAGTAGATAAATTAAGGTCAGTAGGAAACTACTGGCCTTTTTTATTGTACTTGACTTATGAACTCTGATAAGGTATTTTTAGAATATGTTAAAATTTACTGTGGAAGAGGAAGAGAGACTTTTTTCTCTTTATAGCCAAAAGAAAAACGATTATCAAGTCGCTCAGATAATGCGTGTTAGTCGTAATCGGTTAAGATACTGGCGTGATGAGCATAAAATTTCTTCAAGAACAAATAAAAAGGGTCTGACTAAAGAAATATGTGTTGATGTCTTAAAACTTAGAGAAGCTGGAGAATCTTTTAGCCAAATTGCTCAAAAATATGGAGCTACCAGGACTTCAATAACAAAACTTTTAAATAAGAATGGATTTTCATACGGTATCCCGAATCGGCAGGTTCCTGATTGGGTCTCAGACTATAGATTTACTCCGCACCAAAGAAGTGTTTTAATTGGGGATTTGTTTGGTGACGGTCATTTGAATAGGGCTTCAAAAAGAAGTGCTTATTATAGTTGTTCTCATAGTCCAGAGCAGGAAGAATTTATTTTATATAAAGCAATGATTTTTGCTCCTTTAAGTAATCGTATATATTATGGAAATAGTGTTGATGGGCCTTACATTGCTATGACTTCTTGGTCTTGTCCTTATTTAGTAGACTTTCATAATAAGTTCTATCCTTCTGGAGATGGTGATAAGATATTACCTAAAGAAATGAGTTTAGATGTTCAGGGATTGGCTATATGGTATATGGGCGATGGTGGTAAACATCGAAATGAAGCTCGGTTTACGGTTGGAGTCGCAATTGATTTAGACCCTATAATTTTACTTTTAAATAAAACTTTCAATAACTTGTTTAGAGCAAAGAGATATACTTCACAGTGGACTGTTTTTGTTAATGATCAAGAAAGATTTTTTAAAATTGTCGGACCTTTTATTGTGCCTGCTTTGCAGTATAAAGTTCCTGAAAAATACCGGCATTATTGTACAGGAGATTTTTCTGAACTGCTTCAATTGAAAGAAAAAATAAATAATGAACGTCTTGGCAAGATTCCTTTCCGAGTGTTATTGTGAAATTCGAGAAATTTATAAAGAACAATGATTTAACATTAAAAAATAAATATGGTGTTTTTTCTAAGAAAGATCTGGAGACTCAATTAAAAAATGATCATTTAACTGTAAAAAAGTTGGGTGAACGGTATCGACTTAAAGATTACCAGATGGTTCATGTCTTGAGAACCTTAGATTTAACCTTTAGAAATTCTGTAAATGATACACGAGTTTTAGACCCCTCCATAAGTCCTTCTCTTCATCAAGTTTTAGTTGGAACTTTACTAGGCGATGGTTCGATGTTGACGCCTAAATCATATCATGTAGGCCATGGGGTCAACCAGATAGACTATTGTTATTATCTTGCTGAAAGGCTTCATCAATTTGTAGCCTCTTTTGGTGACAAAGATGTTAAAGCAAGGACGAAAAAATCCTTTGAGTTTTGGACATACCGTCATGATGTTTTTAAGTTATATTATGAAAGATTTTATTCTCGAGGAAAGCGTAAGAAATATATAACAGATAAGAGTGCCTTCGATTTAAATCCAGAAGGTCTTGCTTTCTGGGCCATGGATGACGGAAAATTTAATGAGTATGGGTATTATTTATGTGTGGGAAAAATCAATCCGGAGGAAGGATTGGTTCTTGTTAATCTTCTTAAGAATAATTTTGATATAAATTCTAATATTCAGACCCACCATAAAGAAAAAAGTCATTACAATTTATACATTCAGGCTAAAAGTCGGGCTCGATTTATTGGAATTGTTTCTCCTTATGTGATACCTTCCATGGTTTATAAGTTTAATGGTGAATCTCCGCCTACTGTTCCGTTTTCTATAGATGGTATTGTCTCTCGACACATGAGGTTGTGTAAAAAGGCTGGCAGACATATTGGATATTCCGGGGATCTTGAGATAGAGAAAAAAATAAAAGATTTCTATTGACTCATAATCCCAAATATAGTATATTTAGGTTATGCTGAATATAACGAAAACTGATCTTGAAGATTTATATCTGAACAAAAGAATGACGGATAAAAGTATCTCTGTTTTATTAAATTGTGAAGAGCACACTATTCAGAGACTGAGAAAAAAATATGGCATAAAAGTTCTTAATAGGTCTATAGAAAAAAGGAGTATATTAAACTCTCTTTCAAACGATCAGTTAATTGAAATTGTAATGACTAATAACTATGCGGGAATCCAAAAGGCTTTAAGGGTCTCATGTGTAGTATGGAAAGAAGAATTAAAGAAACGAGGTATAGACCTAAAAGCCCAGCTTAGAATTGACCAATATCCAAATTTAACCCCAGAGCAACACACACTCCTTATAGGAAGCCTTCTTGGTGACGGAGGCATTGAAGGGGGCGGTGAAATTTGTGCCAGGTATTTTGAATCTCACGCTCCCAATCAATATTTATACCTTAAAAAGAAACACACCATTTTAAAGCCCTTTAGTTGTGATATTTATGTGGATAAAGCTTATCGGGATCTTTTCTGTTATCGTTTTACTACCGTTTCTCACCCGCATTTTAAAAGATTAAGAGACCTTTTTTATGATCCTTTTTTGGAAGGTAAGCTAATACCTCTGGAATACATTAAGTCTTTCTGGCATGACAATATTTTAGTTTATTGGTTTTTAGATGATGGCCATTTTGATAAAAAAAGCGGATGTTATACGATCGCAAATAAATGTCCTAAGCCTGATCAATTGTTTGCTTTTTTAGATTTTCTTAGTGACTACTATCAGGTGCCTTTTACCTATTACACGGAACCGGATATTTTTAGCGTTAAAATCCCATTAAAATTTAGGGACAGGTTTATTAAGATGATTTTAAAGGTTGCCACGGAGGACATGCTTTATAAGGTTCCTGCTGTATATCAAAGAGAACGGAAAGAGGTATTTAAACAGTATAGTTTTAACGGGTCTTCAAGGATAGATGATATAAAGAATAAAATACTTCTGGGATATACAATTGAAGACCTAAAAGAAGAATACCCTATCACTGAAGCTCTGTTTTTAAGGCTTGGCGGTAATACACCTAAATATATAACGATAAATCACTCAATTATAAATGAGATTGTTGGAGATGGTAGGAAACCTGAAATTTGTGACCTTTTAGATCTTGATGTGGTTATTGGAACTGTTATGGGAGATGGAAACATATTTAGATATGGTAATGATACTTGCATATTTTCTTTTGCTCATTCGGTCCCACAGGTAAGCTACATTAAATTAAAGTACGAATTTTTAAAGTCTTATGTTAATAGAATAAGATATGTAAAAAACACAACTAATGACTTTTATAGCTTTCATGTGATTTTAAAAACTCTGCCTATATTTTTCGATTATTATAAAATGTTTTATACAGTAGAAAAGGAATCAAAAAAGAATCTCCAAAAATATCTTTTTAGAAAAGAAATTGTTGATTTGATGTCGCCTAAATCTTTTGCTTTTTGGCTTATGGATGACGGGAAAAAATATGGCTCAGGCAAGTACATGTTTACTATAACCATAGCCAAGCAACCTTATTACAATTATAAGGATTTTCAAGTGTTTGTCGGTAACTTAAATGATAAATTGGGTATAGATATGAGGGCCCGGGAAGAAAAAATAAGTTATGAGATTACAACCACATCGGGGACGGCCGAGAAAGTTTTTGATAAAATTAAGGATTATATATGGCCATATTTTTCGTATAAGTTTGGAGTTGCCTTATTAGATTGTGGCCAAGCCTATAGGAAATTACCTTGGTTTTCAGAATGGGAGGACAAAGATGCCTACGTGTGTAATTTGTTGCATTGAGCGGACCGATCTGACTAGACATTTAAAAGAGAGTCACCAAATGACGGTAGAGGAGTATAAGAAACAATATCAGGCTATTGTTGTTGATTCCTCGGTAGAAGAAAAGAGAAAAGAAACTTGTACAAAGCGTTACGGAGACCCAAATTATAAAAATGAAGAAGCTAAGAAGTTGTCTAATGAAATATTTGAAGGAGGGCATTCGCTATCCGATCCAGGAATAAGACAAAAAGCTTGCATAACTAAACAAGAGTTATACGGAGACACGAATTTTACAAATCGCGAAAGGGCTCAGCAGACTATAAAGGAAAAATACGGGGTTAATAATATTAGTGATATTCCTGGAGTCAAAGAAAAAAGAGTCGAGACACTTATGAAAAAATATGGTAAAATTTTTAACTGGGACCGGAAGGACCTTGTTTCAAAAGAGGAATTGATCAGGTTACATCATACCGAAGGTCTATCTCTTACTGAAATTGAACAAAAGCTTAATATGACCTCAGGTTCGATTGTTTATTGGATGAAAAAGCACGGTGTAGAGATACATAAAAAGATAGTCAGCCCTAAAACTAAAGAATACACTCCTCCAGAAGAAGGAGTCAGAGAGTATTTTGAAGTATGTTTAAAAAATGGTCGAGTATTATCTTTTGGAGAATTTGGTGATTTTACCGAAGACAGGAAAAAACAAAAACTAAAAAGACTTTTTAATAAAGGGGGTTCTTGTCAGCACCTGCGGGAGGAACTTAAAGATTACGCCCTATTTCCAGAAAAATGGGTAAGTTTTTTTGGTAAGATGAAAGAAATTCCTTTAAAAGATACTCAGGAAAAAGCATTATAATATAATGAACAAAGTATTCTTCACCAAGGACATCAATTCGACCATTGCCCAGGAACTCGGGGATTATTGCAAAGACGCAGTGATGATTTATCACGCCATGTACCCGAAGCCGGTTATAGAAGCTCAACGTATATTAGAGTGGCAAGAGTTTCAAAAGGTTTATCGAGATTTTGACGCTACAAAAATGGTGCTTATCGGACTCAATAGGATGATTAATCCAGCAAATCGTTGTGACTTTATACATGACTTTTTGACTACTCTTACTCCTAACATACCTAAAATAATAATAGATACGGCCCCGTTCATTGGGGAGCCCTGGCGTTTATTTTATCATTACTTGTTTTCTAATACAAATAAATTCGGGTATAATTACTCATACCCGGTTGAAGGTGAATGGAAAAAATGGTTTTATTATGAGACTAATGATTGTCGATTGTCCGTGGATAATTTGAAATTGTTTATACCAGATACTTATTCGGATCTGGAACAACTTACGGCTACTTATTCTTTTTATGAGCCGGCTCCGGATCAGGTTGGGTGGTATAGTGAAATAAAGGTCCATATCTTTTCCAAGTATAATACGCCTAAGCTATGGATTAACGGTCTCTTGGGAGAATGTAATAAGCATTTTAATTTGAAGTTTGATTATGATAGTTATTTGATCAATAAAGAATATACGGTCCCGGATTTGGGCATATATAAATTTTTAGTTGAAGAAAACAAAAGGCGCCAAGCCATTTATAATGTGTTTACCGTATGAGGAAAATAAATCCAGATAAGAATGTCTTGGAAGCGGCCCGGGAACGGGTCTCTATGATCTTTGATAATTTTAAAGACATTAGCGTGTCTATCTCTAGTGGAAAAGATAGTTCCGTCTGCTATCATTTGTTTCTTCAAGAGGCCATTAAACGTGACCGTAAAATAACGGCTTTTTTTCAGGACCAGGAGGCCGAGTATCAGTCTTCCATAGATCTGATGAAGATTATGATGAAGCATCCTAATGTGATCCCGGCATGGTACCAGGTTCCGATTTATCTAACCAATGCTACCTCTTATACGGATTATTTTTTATACGCCTGGGGACCTGGTGAGGAATGGGTACGAGAAAAAGATCCTGCGGCTATCCATGAAATAAAAGAGGAATACCCAAAAAGATTTTATGAGTTTTTTAAATGGTATGAGAAGTTAAATCCGGATGCCGCTTACATAGTGGGTCTTAGGGCCGAGGAGGGCGTGATTCGATATAGGGCAGTGACTAAGTACCCAGGCTGGAACGGACTGCGGTGGAGCACCGTAGACGGCGATATAAAGAAGTTTTACCCGATCTACGATTTTGGCATAGCAGATGTCTGGAAATTTATTTATGATTACAACATTCCTTACAATAAAATTTATGATTTGATGTATCTTAATAATTATTCGATCTATACCAAGATGCGGGTATCAAACCTTATTCATGAGAAATCGTATAAATGCTTGGTAGACTTACCCCGATATGAGCCAGAAACGTACGATAAGCTGTGTAGGAGAATAGGCGGGATTGCAACTGCTTCGAGGTACGCAAGTGAGAAGCTTGTTTTTAGTAATAAAAAGTTACCAAATCACTACAAGACTTGGAAAGAATTCCGGGATTTCTTGTTGCTTAACATACCTGACGAAGAGCAAAGAAAGCAGTTCACAAATAGATTTGAAAAGCAAGAGGCTACTGAGAAAATGTACCAGGCCCAGTGTGGACAATTGTTGATAAACGACTATGAGGGGAGCCGATCCTACGATACTAAGAAAAATGAACGTGTTCAGAAAGAGAAGGAAAAATGGATGCAGATCCTGTAAATCCTTCAATAGTTGAGATTAATGAATTTATTAGAGGCGCCTTGCTTTCTGGTTTGGTCATGAATGATAATTTTGGCGTATATATGATTTTGAACACATATAATCAAAAAATTTATATTGGAAGTACTACAAATTTAAGAAAAAGAAGAAATACCCATGTAAAAGACTTGCGAGATAAAAAGCATGTTTGCAGGCACTTACAAAATAGTTTTGATGCTTATGGTGAGTCTTTTTTTAAATTTCAATGTATTGAATACTGTAAAACTAAAAATGAATTAATAAATAGAGAACAGTATTGGTTGGACAAATTTTGGGACTCAGATCGTTTATTTAATGGGTATAGACAGGCTTATAGAGTTTTTGGAAAGGATCATCCTCTTTTTGGTACTCATAGATCAGAGGAGGTAAAAAATAAAATACGAGAAAAGCGTAAAAATCAAATAATTAAGCATACCGAAGAGACTAAAAATAAAATACGTGCTAAATCCTTATTGCATAGACATAGTGAGTACAGTAAGAAAAAAATGAGTTCGACTAAGTTGTCGAGGAGAAAAAAAATTAGTGAAGATATTTTTAATAAAATAATAAATGATTATGAAGGGGGAAAACCCTTGTGTTATTTGAGAGATACTTATAAGTATAGTACAGAACGCATAAAAAGAGACTTTTTAAATCATGGTATAACACTACATAGGCCACAGTTTAAACATATTGATAATTCTCAATTAAAAAATATTGTACATGATTATAATAAGGGTATGAGTATAACGGGGTTAAATAAAAGATATGGGCACTCTTATGAGGTCCTAAAAAAGAATCTTATTAATCAGGGGGTTATAATTAGGGGCCATTTAAAAATTTTAAAGAAAGATGAGGTAGATTTAATTGCAGCTGATTATAATAAAGGATTTTCATTGCATAAACTGCATGAAAAATACTTTTTATCTTAT